TGTCCAACAAATTGCATACCTTCTGAGTGTAAAATTACTGTGGGTATACCCAAATGTTTTGCACGTGCAAGTATTGTTTCTTTGTTTTGCAAACTGTGTTCTTGTGCAGTTTTTTGTACAGTAAATTTTTGTAGTTGTAAGCCTGCTTGCTCTTCTTGAAAGTTTCTGTAGTGCCTTCCGTTTTTAAGTCGACTAGTAACTCTGGTATAAAGAGAAACGTCTTTAATCTGTAAGTGCATTAATTCACGCCTTTGTTGTTTTATTATAATTACATTATAACACGTTATCACACAATGTCAACAGGTATTTGCATGTTAGTAACAATAGGCGATAGTTTTACATACGGAACTGAATTAAGAGACCCTGGTTATGCTTGGCCCTATCAATTGGCTACTCGTCTTGACATGCAGTGTGTTAATCTAGCACAACCTGGTGCAAGCAATGACTTTATTTTACGAACTGCTGTGAATGCCATTGAGGAATATGATCCACAGTTGATGATTGTTTCTTTTACAACACCTAACAGATTTGAACGCAACAGCGAACACTTTACTCCAACAAAAACTCCACAACAGTTTGTTGACTGGGACGATGCATGGGCACTAGACAAATTTCACACACAGGTAAAAATGTTAGAAACCTACATCAGTTGTGAAAATTATTTCTTAGGACCGTGGGACGTGGATATCAGTTATTGTAACAACTACATAGGCACACTGGTTGAGATGTGTGAAGGTTTTGATAAAGGTCCTGGAGGTCATCCACTTATACAAGGACACACTGCTATAGCAAGAACTATATCAGAAGTTATTAGCAAGCCATAATTCTAAGTTACCTGTAAGATTTGCCATCATTGCTTCTTGCGAACCAAAGAAACTCAAACGTTTTTGTCCGTAGTAGTAGGGAAACTGTAGTTTACGATCTAAGCCTAGTATGATACGTTTGTTTTTTCGTGCAAAGTTATCAGGTAGTTGAAAGTCCCAATAGTCAAACTTGAGATCTTTAAGTACTTTAAAGCCTGTGCTTGTTAGCCGCATACCACCTTGTTCGCGTGTGTTGTACCACCATGATTGGAAGGCTGTCTTGTATTCTATTGTGTTATCTTTGCTTAATAATTTTATTATTTCACGAGTAATTCGTTGTTTGTCTCGCAACATAGTTTATTTTAAATCAGAATAAACTGTTTGCCCTTCACTTAGCAGTACAACACTAAACTTATCAGTCTTAAACTGTGTGTTAAGTTTCTTTGCTAAACTTATTGCATGCCCTGGATTTGAAAAACTAACTTTTTTATACTTAGGTCCAGGATACTGCACAAGCATGTTTGATGTTTTTAAATTTATTGGTGTTGCTTCAAAGTATACTGCCCAAATACCGTCACTGGCCAAAACTTGTTCTGTTTTGTAAGTTGCTTTATCTGTTACTTCGACTAATATATGTGGTTTTGGTCTTGCCATGTTCATTATCTCCACAGTTATTTATGATTAACTGCGTAGATAACTGACTTAACAGCTTAGTTAACTACCAATTTCCACCGTCAATTTCAATTTCTGTAGGGATTTGTTCTTGAGTTTTGTCTTGTAGTAATTGTATGTCAAGCAACAGTTTGGTTATATCTCCGTGCAAGTTTTTTGCATCTTGCATTTTCCAAACAAAATCCTGTGCACCAGTTGCATCGCATTGTGCAACCCTGTCAATAAACTTTCGTATATATAAACCACTCACTTGTAGTAGAATCCATCTGGTTCTCTAACTGGTCCAACATAACCATATCTATCTAAAATAATTAACTTAGGGCAGTACATAACTTTGGTTTTTCTGTTGATAGAAACCATATAGTATCCAGCGGCATACCAGCTCTTGCTTTTTCGTTCTTGTGTGTATATTGGTAATCTTTGATTGATATCCCACACACCGTTATATGGTTTACAGTCAGTTGGAAAGCCATTTACTTGATTTTCTGGGTACTGGACTCTTTCAACTTCATCTTCAAATAAAATTTTTGTTACATCACGTAGACTTTTAATAGTTTTAAAACGTGCATTACCTTTGTTTGTAGTAACAAAATAGCCTTGGTTGTCTTTCTCAACTGAACCAATTTTTTGATTGTTTTGTTTTATAACCCAAAATTTGCCGTTTACAATTGGTTTTGCTATTGTATCATTCATTCTTTAATGCTCCATGGTATGTTTGGTTTAACCAACGTCCATACTGTTCTGCGTTTTCACTAAGTCTACTCAACTCGTATTTACCACAAAATTTTAGGAACTTGGATCCTACTTGTCCAACATCTTTGTTGGTTAATTGTTCTCGTATAAAGTTATCAACTCGTTGTCGTATTTCTTCAGGTTGTTGTTTAAGATCAATCAACTGTTTGTTTCTGTTGTAGTCATCTAATACTCTATGTTCTTTGCCTTCATGATCGGTCCAACGTTGTAACATCATATTGTTCCAAGCATAGCCTTTGCTAGATCTATCTTCAAATGCTTCTAACAAGCCTACCTTGTTCTTTGTGCCTTTCTTACGTACACCTGGATAAGCACTAAACACATTGTCACTGCTATCACCTCGCATGCATTTCTCAAACAATAACCATTCAGGATCAGGAACTGCTTTGGGTTCTTTTGTTTTCTTATCAATTACTGGCTTACCTTTAGCATCAAATATACCTTCAATGGTAATCAGTTGATCAGTAATACCATTGAATTGTTTAACGTTATCGGCCAGCAGTTGATAGAAATCACTATCTGAACTTATAATTGTATGTTCATCATCTGGATGTAGATGTATCCAACGTGCTATAAGATCATCTGCTTCTGCGTCTGCGTCACGTAGTACACTACAGTTTGTTTTCTCACGTAGGTATTGATTAAAGTCATCAAACGTATCCCAGAACAGTTTTTCTTCTTCTTGCTCGCGTTCTGTGAGTGCGGCTCTTGCTACTGATCGATTTGCCTTGTATGGCTTGTAGTAATCCTTACGCCAACTACGTCCTTCTAAACAAAACACAACATGATCTGTATTAAACTTCTTTGCTACCTTGTTAATAGCTGCCATGCTTATATGTAGTGCATAGCCTACTTTCTCCCACGGATCGGTTGCACGAAATGCAACGTGTCTTGCACGGAAGAACATATTAGCAGTGTCAATTAATAGATATTTCATACCATTCCTTTTGTATATAATGTACTAATTATAACACTAAACCAAGCGGTTGTCAACGATATATTTGGTTATATATTGTGCCCACACTCTATGCCCATCAACACCATAATGCCAGCTTGCAGGGCTAACAGTGTTGCAACGAGCGCCTACTACTGCGTTAAACGTATGGTCTGGATCATAAGGTGCTATGTAACTAGAACCCCATTCTTTTTGATCTTTGATCTTGCTAAAGTCATTATTGCCATTGAAAAATATATGCTTTGCACCCAATTGTTCTAACTCTAAGTGAAACCGCCAAATGTCTTCGTGTGCTTCATTTGTCTTTGTTTGCCAATTAACATTTGCTACATATTCTTTGTATTTTTGTTGATGGCTGTCAGGAACATCGTCTATTCCGCTTGCATTAATTTGGTAATATTCATCATCAATTAGCCATTCTTCACGTTCCCAAGTGCTCCATTGTAATACGTACAATGTTCTATTGATATCTTTTGCTTGTTTTTCTAGCCACTGTCTAGTTGTTCGCATGATTCTATCATTTGAACTGGCACTTTCTGCATGACATTTAAGACCACAACTCAGTCTTTGACTTAATAACTTGCTCCACGAACGTTCTAGGTTATCCGGATGAGGAGCTCTTCCCATCATAAAATATCTCTCATCATCTTCCGCAAACGCATGATTGTTGACACATTCAGCAGCGGCAGTGTGTGAATCTCCGTTTGTATATAATATCATATTAGTTTATATTTCTCAATATGTTCATAAAGTTTATCAGCCCAGGCATGTTGCCCTTCTTTTCCAAAATGAAACCAACCTGGAGTTATCTGACTATGATTATTTTGTATACACCAACTCACATAGCAGTCGTTATACACTTCAAAGTAATTATTACCCCAATCTAGTTTATATTGGTTCTCAATACGAACATTCTCTGCACCTGTGAATAAATCTAATGCACTAAAAAATAAATGTGGTATTTTTCTATAAAGCAAGTATGAGTGCATATTATATATCTTGTAATGCCAGTAGAATGCCATGTGTTTATAATGGTCGCTTCCATATGACATTTTGTCTTTTAATAATTTAGCCATTGGTTCAAATGATCCTGGTACGTGACCAACACCAATTGAATTTAACTGATGCCACTCGCCAGTTGCTTTATCATGTGCTTGCATTCGTCCAGCATCAGACCATCCAATGATTACCAAATCTGGTTTGTTATCTTTCAGGTATGACATTGAGCGATCGTAAATTAGATCATTACTTGCACCAATGAATGCCTGATTATTAATCTGGTCCGGTGACAGTTTTTCTCTTAACCGTTCTACTATTGTATCTGATTCTTCTACTTCTGTACCAGATAAGTTGCTATCTCCATTGACGTACAGTAGCATTATTTTACCTCTGTGTATCCATCGCCTAGGTCACGATTCTGTGTATAAGCTCGCACTTCGGGATCTGCTTGTGCTTGTTCGTATGTTTCCATTGCAACGTTACGGCAAACATTTTGAAACCATCGGTCTATTATAACATGTTCTTCTTCATTGGGCTTTGCTTGGTAACCGGCACGTACAAGATTTGCAATAAACTTTTCATTCCAGTCTAGTTCAAATGCACCGTTGTTTATTTCTTCTGGATCAATGTCCATACTGAGTACATTTACCCACGGTTCCCCAGCCGCAGTTGCAATTTCTTTTGGCGTCTTCTTTGCTTTTGCTTTTGGTTTTTCTGTTTCCCGGGGTTTCTTCTTGAAACCCATTGCTGCTTTAAGTTTATCTAACATGGTTAACCTCTAGTTTGTTATGGTTTCAAGAATACCGGTATAGGTTGCATCTTGTGTAGATTACGACTTCTAATTGTATTGTACTTGTCAACTTTGGCAACTTCGTCTTCTTCTAACACATCATATAAATCTTGAGCTTCAACAAGCTTCATAC